ACTGTGCTACCACTCCACATTCTACAAGACCAATATCTTGCTGAGGTTTTATCTTTAGCCGTACTACATGAATGTCGGCTTCTAAAGTTAGCTCTAGCTTTCGGGTCATCTCGACGAATTTCCATGTTAGGGTCGCCGAATGTAACTTTGACAGTCTTGTCACCAGACTTAACGTATACACCAAACTTCTTACTAGACCCTTTTGGTAGTCTGAAAGGTTTGTTTAGTGGCTTGTCTGCTTTATCCACAACCTCAGCATATTTATTTAAGCTAGTCATCTTGTGACCAACAAACTGATTACGTGGTTTACCTTCATCATCAACTAGCTCTATACGTGCCGCTGGTTCCTCTTTAGTACCTGTTATCTTTACAGGTATGTTAGGTACTGCACCGTCACGATGTATGCTTCTTATGATACCTCTTGCTGTACCACCTGATGAAGACCAACTTACTCTATCACCTACTTTAGCCATTAATCTAAGTCCTCTTTAATAATAACAGTGAAGTAACCATTGTTAGGAAATGTCTCTACTGTGTTATCAGCATATGTAACTTCTACTTCACCATAGTAAGTACCAGCAGTGTCAGTATCTGAGGCTACCCAAGGGTATTGTACGATACCACCTGTTGCATTTGTAATCGTCATAGGTGCATCTATCTTAAGTGTTGTTGCTCCAAACGCTTTCATGTGGAATCTAACACCAAACGCACCTGTAACATTTATTGCGTTACCACTTGCGTCTTCTAGGGTTACTGCCAACTTAGGGCTAGTATCATTCGTTTTAATTCTAAAAGCCATTAGCCTATCTTAACCTTATTGTTTGAGTCAAATCTAACTGAGTTACTATTCGCTATTTCTGTTCTACTACCTATACGTTGATTGCCTATACTAACCACTCTAGCTAAAGCTGGATTATAGTAAGGTTCGCCTAACACTGGGATGCCAGATACAACATTATCAAGTAATAAGTAATGATCGCCTATTATGACAGTACGATCTACTTCTGGTGTTCCTGTAATAATATTAGGAGTAAGTAGTACTAAGTTGTAAGTCATAACAACATCATCTACTTCTGGTACACCAGTTGTTAAGTCTCCAGTAGAAAATGTCTCTTCTTCTGACATTGATATATTAGGTACACTTACAGCACCAGTATTCAAGTCTCCAATAGAAATTATGTGGTCTTGGTTTATTACTACAGGGTCAAGTACAGGAGGTGCAGTATTTAAGTTTGCTATCTGTATTACATGGTCTTGTAAGAAACTTACACTAGGTGTCTCTGGTGTATCGGTAGTTATAGGTCTAGCAACAAATGTTTCATCTTCTTGCATTGTTATTGCAGGTAGACTTAAGTTACCAGTATTTAGATCTCCAGTATCAAGAGTTTGACCTTGGTTTACTACAGGAGATTCTAAGGTAGGATTACCTGTACTAATATCCCCAGTAGAAAATGTCTCTTCTTCTGACATTGATATATCAGGTATATCTGTGTTACCCGTATCTAAGCTAGGAGTAGAGAGTTTATTATCTTCTGTAATATCTGCGCTATCAGTACTTGGAGTGTCAGTAATTATACTTAGAGCAGATAAAGTCTCATCTTCAGACATTGCTAACTCTTCAATATCTACAGAACCTGTGTCTATGTTACTAGAACTTAAAGTTTGGCTTTGATTAAAAGAAGATGTCGAGTTTACTGGAACGCCAGTATTTAAGTTAGGAGCAGAGAGTTTATTATCTTCAGTAATATCTGCTGTGTCTAGTGTAGGAGAATTAGAGAATAAGTCCCCAGTAGAAAATGACTCATCCTCTTGTAAGAGAGCAGTGTCAATTACTGGTGTACCAGAACTTAAGTCTGGAAAAGTTAGTGTCTGTCCTTGATTAAAACCAGAAGTTCCAAGATTAGGATTGCCAGATGTAACAAACAATGCACCTAGAGTTTCATCCTCTTGCATTGTAACAACAGGTACACTTGAAGAACCAGTTGTAATGGCACTAGCTGTTAATTCGTATTCTTCACCTCCCATACCTGCAAAGGTAGAGGATGCAAAAGGGCTAGTACCAAACATTTATTGCTCCTAGTTCTCGTCACCCACGTAACGGGATGTCCACATAGTTAATGAATATTTAACCCCAGACTTTAACTCATCGACATAATGACCATGAGTAACTTGACTAGGGAATAGTATACAACTTCCAACGGGTACATCTAGGTTTGTAAAGTCCTGACGCGGAAAATAAAGTGTAGCACCTTCATAGTTGTCGTTTAATTTAACGCTACCAGTTATAAGAGATGCGTCTGTATGAAGACCTAAAGACTTCTGTGTATCCATAGCATAACGCATAGTAAAGGCATCACGTAACCCCATGTATTCTACAGGCTTCCAATGTTTCTCACATATCTTAAATAGTCTATCTCTCCAAAGAGCTTCATACTCTTTCCACAGACCTAATCTCTTTAGTCTTATTTCTTGTGCTGGAAACTTGTCTCCGTCTAGATTACCCCAACCACCTAGAGCATCAGACTTAGTTATTAAGTCCTTACACTCACTTTCGGATAGTAGTTTTGTAACTAGCAAGTCTTGTGCTACTTCTTTGTAATCTAAATCTCTATTCGTGCTAGTAATGGGAGAGGATAGTTTCTCGTAACCAAATTGTTCTGCTAGGCTGTAGAAGAAGTCTTTCTCTGACTTACCTCCATTGCCATGATATATACAACCACAACAGTTAGTTCTATCATTCCAGAGTTGACCGTTTACTATCTTTATATTTGTATCATGGTTCTGAAATATATATGCTTCGTAGTCTAATCCTACTTTGTTTGCATACTCTGTTTCTACTGTACCATCTTTTAGTTTTAAGTATCTAGTTTGACAGTATAGTTGATCATCGCCTTTAGCGTCTGTACTTGGTAGATTGAGGAACTCATCTATTGCCCCTGCATATCCTATATACAGTCCACTATTCAAATACCTGTATGGTGTTCCATCATCTATCCAGCTTTCTTTGTAGAAGTGATTGTCTGTTATCGGCCAACATTCTTGTTCTGCCCCAAACAATATATCTACATCGAAGTCTATGAACCTTTGTATTACTGTTTCATACCCTTCAGTGAAAAATGTATCATATCCATCAACGAATAACACTATCTCATCTTTAGCTAAGTCTTTGACTAAGTTCTTTACTAACTCTACTTTTCTTAAACCATCGTATCCTTCCATCTCACTCTTCCAGCTATCACCTTTACCAAGGTTGACTAGATTAATTTGATGTCTGTCACATGACTGTGATAAAGGCCACATTTTAGTTTCGTCTGTAGCTACAGTTATTATATTGATCTTACTAGAGTCTATCATCGGACTATCTTCTTCCTCTATGGTACTTGGTCGGGTTGACCTTGGGATCTGAGTAACGACCTCATCTTTATAGAAGTAGTTATGTTTATGTTTTAGCTTCATAGGAACCCACTCATCAACTGGGATGATGTTATCCTTAAAGTCTTGTATTAATAGTTTTGCTGTCTCTGGAGTAATTGCATAAGCATGACAGTTATACCAATATCCCATATCGTTTAGTCTATAACCTAACCAGACGCTATCGTGGGAATTAAGAAGTCTATTTACTTTATTAGTATCTATACTATCGTATACTGCATCTTCTTCTAGTATTATACCATTAGAGTTACTATCAGCAATCTTCTCCCAGACCCTTAAATGGCTCACTGAGCATCCAAACTCACCTTTTAGTAAGGTTCTGTTATGTATAGGGTCTAACCAGCCTGTACGGGGCTTACAGTCAGTCTCAGAGTATATATCACTCCACTGTTTGTTACGAGCATCGTAAGCTGATCCGTGAAGAGATATTTGATATACTAAAATACTGCTAGTACCCAAGAAACTTCTTCTTCGTCCCATTTGTAGTCTTTTCCATCAGTAGGATAGTCAATAGGGGGTTTCCATAGTAATGTATCTTCATCTAATACCCACGAAGGCCACTCTTTTAATCCTATAAAAGCATCCCTATCAATATCATATGTACCACCTACAGTTGCGTAGTTCATTCTTAAAGGAGTTCCACCTAACTTATGGACACCCCCATAAGTGTTGTAAGATGTTTTTATCCATTCACCTGCTACTGTATCTACAAAATTGTCAAAGAAGTCCTCTTCAGCAACAATAACTTTAAGTACTACTCCACCTAAAACTTTTGCGTAATGTGCCATTTTACTATTCTCCTATTAAGGTGTCAGGTATCTAATCATAACAATACCTGATCCGCCACCAGCACCAGAAGCCTGACTAGAACCGCCACCGCCACCACCGCCTGTATTTGTTGAACCAGCCGTGCCAGCGTTCCAATAAGCACCTCTTCCGCCGCCGCCACTACCGCCAGAGCCTGATGACCAACCCGCCTGTGAATATAGACCGCCACTACCGCCTCCACCACGTGTTGTAGCTGTACCATTAATATTACTTGAAATACCACTGCCTCCATTACCACTTGGTCCAGCACCATGTGTTATACTTTGTCCAGCACCACTAGCACCTCCGCCACCGCCAACTGGGTCACTTGGTCCAGCAGAACCTCTACCGCCATTCTGGCCTTGTCCAGCTGTGCCTTGCCCTAAAGAACTTGTATCGCAACTACCTCCGCCTGAACCACCAGAAGCACCATTGCCATACCGCCAAGTACCGCCCCTACCTCCACCAGTTGAGATAATAGTAGATCCAATAGAACTATTTGAACCACTGCTACCATAAGAACCACCAGCACCAACAGTTATCGTATGAGAGCCTCTCGCTAAAGTTATCTTAGCTTCAGCCGTTGAGTTTGCCCCACTAGTTTGTCCAGTAACACTTGTTCTATAACCACCAGCACCGCCGCCGCCTCCAATATAGCCACCGCCGCCTCCGCCGCCGCCTCCAGCAACTACTAAGTACTCTACATCGCTCATGTCGTCATAAAGAACAGTAAATGTACCAGACGAAGTAAACGTGTGAATAGTGTAATTACCTGAAGTTGTTTTAGTACCTCCAGAACCTTCAGCTGGGGGTTTTTGATTAGCTCCGACCCACACGTTATTTGTAGAACTCCAGAACTCACCTTCATAAAGCTCAGTGTTGTATCTAAATAATCCATTAGAAGGACTAGAAGGTCTTTGCGCTGTCGTACCAGCTGGAACCTGAACTCCACCTGTACCACTACCAGAGAAGCTCTCTCCTTTTTGACCCTTTTGTCCAGTAGATCCAGTACCGCCAGAAGAACCCGTATTACCAGTTTGTCCTTTTTGGCCTTTCTGACCAGTAGATCCTGTAGATCCTGTACCGCCAGTAGAACCAGTTTGTCCTTTTTGACCTTTCTGTCCAGTTGAGCCTGTATTGCCTGTACTACCAGTATTACCAGTATTACCTTGCGCTCCTACTTCACCCTTTTGGCCTTTCTGACCAGTAGATCCAGTTGAACCAGTTGAGCCAGTATTACCTACCTCACCCTTCTGTCCCTTTTGTCCTTGCGAACCTGTACTACCAGTTGATCCAGTTGAGCCTGTAGAACCCGTAGCTCCTACCTCACCCTTCTGTCCCTTTTGTCCAGTTGAGCCTGTACCTCCAGATGCACCAACTTCTCCCTTTTGTCCTTTTTGACCTTGGGAACCAGTTGAACCTGTATTACCAGCATTACCTTGTATACCTTGTTCGCCAACCTCGCCCTTTTGTCCTTTAGCTCCAGCAGAACCATTAGATCCAGCACTACCTGTAGCTCCTGTAGCTCCTACTTCACCCTTCTGGCCTTTCTGACCAGTAGAGCCTGTTGACCCAGTATTACCTGTAACTCCAACTTCACCTTTTTGACCCTTAGCTCCAGTCGATCCTGTATTACCAGTTACACCGACCTCACCCTTCTGTCCTTTAGCACCAGCGGAACCAGCACTACCAGTTGCTCCAGTATTACCTTGAATACCTTGAGATCCAGTAGCTCCAACTTCGCCTTTCTGTCCCTTCTGTCCTTGAAGAGCAGTAGCTGTAACAGTAGCTTTTTTCCAAGTACCAGCAGAAGTATCATACGACACAATAAGGTCATCAGACGCTGGAGATGCGCTAGTAGACAAACCTGTCAATGCTGTAGGTAAAGCTGTGGCAGTAACGTCTGCATTAGCAGATAC